AGTGGTCTCCCGGTGCAGAGCTGGTTGATCGGTATCCCGTGGCAGAGCTGGCTGATTGGTCTCCCGTGGCAGAGCTGGCTGATCGGTCTCCCGTGGCAGAGCTGGCTGATCGGTCTCCCGTGGCAGAGCTGGCTGATTGGTCTCCCGTGGCAGAGCTGGCTGATCGGTATCCCGTGGCAGAGCTGGCTGATCGGTCTCCCGTGGCAGAGCTGGCTGATTGGTCTCCCGTGGAGTTTTTTTCTTCTGTTTTTATACAGCGAGAAAAGGTAAAATCAAAAGCGGCTTTTACCATGCCAGCAATATCAATTTTGCCAATGACCTTAATTTCTGAGCTGGCTACTTTTGAGTCGCCATCGTGAGTTGATAAGTCGCCGGATTGCTCAACCTCGCAAAAAATAGAATCAGCGGGTGCATAATAATTAAAAATATCAATAGGGTTTTCGCAGGCATGAAAGCCGCTTTCACAAGCCTTTATTTTTCCATCGTGTTTATAGGATTCGCCGACAACATACTGCATATCTCGGCACTTCATGTTTTTGTCAAAGCCTTTGAATGACTTGATTTTCGTTTGCTCTTTCATGTTTCTCTCCTGTTGTGTAGTGGGGGTAATATAAATCAAGCGTTAACAGAATGCAACACTTTATGTAATTAACTCTTGCAATTATTCCGGCTCTGATTAACAATGGCCATCCAATAACAAACCGGAGCAGTAAAAATGACCAGAACACAAAGAATAGTAAGAGCGGCGGGCGGCAACCGAGCCGTTGCAAAACAGCTAAATGTTGACACAGTAACTATCTGGCGATGGAGCGGCATAGACCAATGGCCTGAAAAGCACGTACAAGAGCTGTGCGACATGACTGGCGGCCTTATTAAGCCGGAGCAAGTAAGACCGGACATTTTCGGGGATAAGTAATGCACTATTACCCGTTTGATATAGCGCTGTATATGAGTCATACGCGCCATCTGACTGATATTGAGGATTTGGCTTATCGTAGGGCGTTGGACTGGTATTATCTCAATGAAAAGCCCCTACCTGAAAACATCGAAACGATTGCCAAACTGCTAAACATGCGAACGCATTGCGACAGCATTGCGAACGTAATGCGCGAGTTTTTTATTTTGGTTGAAGGCGAAGGATACAGGCAGATTAGGGTTGATTCTGAAATATCGGTTTTTCACGAAAAGTCTGAGAAAGCCAAAAAATCAGCTCTAACAAGATGGAAAAAGCATAATAAAAACAAGATGATACAAACAAAAAACCCCGTTAATGCGAACGCATTGCCAACGCAAAGCGAACGCAATGCTAATCATGAGTTAGAATTAAAATCAGAATTAAATAATAAAACACTTACGTCATCTGACGATGACAACTCGGTAAAAATTGATTACCAAGGCATTGTTGACCTGTACAACAAAATCCTTCCCGAACTGCCAGCGGTTAAAACAATCACCCATAAACGCAGGTCTGCCATGAAAACCTGTGCAACCACAAAACCGAGGTATTCAGGGTTGGATTTTTGGGAGGCATACTTCACGGAGGTAAGAAAGTCTGATTTTTTGATGGGAAGGAAAACCACGTATAAGGCTGATTTTGATTTTATGGTTACCCACTCAAAATTTATTAAAGTAATCGAAGGGGCATATCTGTGACCGATCACATGACCGAAACGCTTAACAAGCTAAAAACGCCGCCGCAATCGCTAGAGGCAGAGCAGGGTGTTATTGGATCGCTTTTGTTGGGCGCTCAATTTGATATGGTATCGGCTTGCGTATCCGCAGAGGACTTTTACCAGCCGCAGCACAGGCTTTTGTTTGCCGCGTGCGGCGTTTTGGCTGGTAAGGACGTTAAGACAGACCTTATCACCGTCTCTGATTGCCTTGACGCAAGCAAGGAGCTGGAAATTGCAGGCGGGATGGCTTACCTTGCAGAGCTTGCCAAAAACACGCCTTCAATCTCAAACGCATTTGCCTATGCCCAAATTGTCAGGGATAGGGCAATGCAGCGTCACGTAATTTCTGCGGGTCAACAGATAGCCCAATTGGGGTTTAACGGCGACATTTTAACTGCCGATAAAATAGTCGAGGCACAGAAAATCGTCCTTGCTCTGGATGCCAGCGATGCGACCGAAGAGGTTACAAATGCCGATGAGCCAATCAAGGCGCTGATTCATAAAATTGAGGAACGCGGAAATAAAAAAGGCTATCTGGGTGAATTGTCCGGTTTTCCTGACCTTGATGGGTTTGTTAAGGGTTTCAGATCGAAGCGGGTTTTTGTGTTAGCCGGTCGCCCTGGCTCTGGAAAATCCACGCTTGCAACAAACATAATCGAATATGTCGCCGGCAATGGTAGTCCAGCACTGATTTTTAGTCTTGAAATGACCACGGAAGAGGTTATTGAGCGCATGGTCTGTAGTTTGGGGCGCGTGGATGGAAATGCTATCGACAGTGGAGAAATGGATAATCAGTGGGAAAAGTTAACGGCCGGTGTTCACCGAGTTAAATTATTGCCCATAAGGTTTTGCGATAAAACAGGATTGACCATTGGGCGCATAAGGGCTATTGCGCGGTTTCAGAAAAAAATGCACGGCATTAAATTCATTGTTATTGACCATATTGGACTCATAAGAACTCCGGGAAAACAAAACCGAAATATTGAATTGGGTGAGGTGAGCAGACAGATCAAGGAAATGGCAAAGGAACTTGATGTTGATGTGCTGGAAATCTGTCAGCTTAATCGGGCAATTGAAAGCCGAAACGATAAAACGCCGAATATGTCAGACCTTCGTGATAGCGGCGAGATTGAACAGGATGCGGATTTTATCGGAATAATACACAGGCCGCAGGAAGAGCAAGGCGGCTTAACAACGTTGACGGTTACAAAAAACCGAGGCGGCAAGCTGGGAAAAATGACCATCGTACACAAGGGGCAGTACAGCCGTTTTGAAAGCTACTCCGGAATTGATGAGCCGCACCAGTCAAATAAAAAATCGTGGGCAGACAAGTATTAAATTATTCCGTAATCTTCTCGGCTTCTTTGGCTGTGGCTTTGATAAGCCTGCCAATGAGGTCTTTGCCGATGGCGCCACGGCAGCGAGCTACGCGCAGGGTTCCGATGGTTGTACCGGACTTTTTGAATACGCGAGCCCGGACTTCACGGCGTCTTTTGCGCTCCTCGGCGGTCGATTTGCCATCTTTTGGATTGGTGGCATCAAGCCATTCTGATAACTTCATGGTAACGATCTCATGGTAAACGAGAACAAATGTTATCATATAACGTTAGCGTCAGCAATACAGATATGGTAAAATGCTGTCAGTCTTTGGAGCGGTTGACATGATAGTTGCGATTGATTGGGATGGCACATTTACAGCAATACCAAACCAACTTGAAAATTTTATCGGCGATTTAATTAACAATGATATTACCGTTATTTTTGTCACCGGCAGACATGACGTACCAGAACACAGAATTGACCCTCCTCTTGATTGTCCGGTTGTTTATGCCGGCAATGAGTACAAACGCAAAGCGGCAGAAAAGGCCGGTTACATGGTAAACATCTGGATTGACGATATGCCTGAAATGATCGGCGAAAGCAAAATACTTAAATTTTAAACTGGCGAATTATGGCAAAGATAAACAAGATTGATGAGCGCGGGTGGTATGTTTGCATGGATTCTGGAATTCATTACTTATACACAGACGGAGAGGTTAGACACTGCGCAAGCGTAAAAACCAGAAAAGGCGCTGTTGCTTTTTGGCATTACAAGGCCGATGCAAAAAAGGCACTACAGCAATATGAGCGCGAGCAACCTAAACCGGTTGCAATTTGCGGAAAGTATTAGCATAATGTGAACTCTTGAAACCATAACAGACCGGAGAAATCTTATGAAATCTTTAAAATAATTCCAGCAGCTCTCCCTGCGTATGCAGTACCGCAACTGCGGAATAAGTGCGGCGGGATGGTGTAAGGCCATCCAACATAATCACCTGATGAGCCTGTGAAATTCAGGCGAAACTCGAAAGAGTCGTGACTCGTAGCCTTGAGGGTTGCCCACATAAGTGCTACCGAGTGTGGGACTGGTACAGCAGATTCTGAGAAGTGAAAGCCAACACTCTCAAAAAAGCCCTGTACGGCATAAGGCTTGACAGCTCGGAGAGACGGCAAGAATTCAACCCCAGCAGGGGCGCGGCGTTTTGAAACCGAGGCATTTGCCAAAGTACGCCGACTGAGCTACGGCAAGGTTCCCCTGCTACCCTATTCTCAGGAAGGCGTTATGAACTTAGTAGAATTTCCAGAGCAAAACATTGTCATCGCAAAAGACCAGCCGCAATACATGCCAATGCCTGCCCATGTAAGCCTGAATGAGACCGGTACAGTTACGTGTTGCTGGGATCTATCCGGCGAGGAAATTGCCGAGATCGTCAAGACGGGTAAAATATGGCATTCGATACTGACGTATGGTCTTTCCGTTCAGCCACAGCTTTTGTCGGCTTTTAAGCCGGAGATGGGAGAATGACATATAACGCCGAAACCCTATATTCAGAGGGCGAGACTGGATACGCTGAATTAATGCGCGAATGGCTTTATCAGGCACTAAAAAAACAATTCTACAGAACACCTGTAAACGCACACAACATCAGCGCAATAGCTGATTCTATGCGAGAATCCATAAACGCAATGCGACACAATTTCGGCGTCCAGTGTGACGTAACAATCGTAGACGGCAACGGTAAGCCAATGTTTACGGTAAGCGCCGATACAATACACTGACAGAGTTAACTGTTATTAAAAAGCATAACATGATAACCATTAGCTATAACACGTGAAACGATATGAAGCAATTTTACGAGTACTCAATAAAGCCGATCTCAGAGCTGGCCCCGTACGCCAAAAACTCGCGCACCCATAGTAAAAAGCAGGTAAATCAAATAGCGGCGTCGATCAAGGAATTTGGATTTACCAATCCCATCCTGATAGACGACAAAGGCGGCATAATTGCCGGACACGGGCGAATCCTTGCCGCCAAGGAGGCTGGTATGGAGACAGTCCCTACCATTACCATCACTGGCCTCACAGCCGCCCAGAAGCGCGCCCTCGTAATCAGCGATAACAAACTAGCCCTGAACGCCGGCTGGGACACCGTTTTGCTATCCGAGGAGATAGGCGACCTGAAAGATGATGGCTATGACATATCGATACTGGGCTTTGAAGATGATGAGCTTGCCGACATGCTTGAAGAAGATCAAAAAACCGGCCTTGTAGACGATGACGAAGTGCCAGAGGTTCAGCCCGAGGCAATTACAAAATTGGGTGATATTTGGATTTTGGGAAACCATAGGCTTATGTGCGCGGATAGCACAAGCATTGATGCAGTAGAAAAATTGATGAATGGACAGAAGGCTGACATGGTATTTACCTCTCCCCCATATAATGCCAACACAGCGTTTTCAACACTTTCAAAAAATCAGGGAAAATTGTACGAAAAGGAGTGCAGCGACAACCTCGAATCAAAAGAGTATATCGGTCTATGCACGGGGGTTTTAGGAAATTGTTTTTTAGCCACCGATGGATTTATTTTCTGGAATGTTAACTATAACTCGAACTGCAAAAGCGACTATATCAGACAGATAATTCCATTCATGGATAGCCTGATCGAACAGATTTGCTGGAAAAAATCATCAGTGATTCCATACAAATCGGTACTCAGAAGAATGTGGGAACCCATTTATGTTTTCTCTACTAAAAAGGGGGTAGAGTTGTGTGTTTCAACTACCATCGACAATGTGTGGACGATTGATAATACAAACAGCCAGATAGATTCACACAGAGGGTGCTTTCCTATCGGCCTGCCGCTTATGGCAATAGAACTACTTCGTGAGTCTAAAATAGTTCTGGATCCATTTGGTGGATCAGGAACAACTCTGATAGCGTGCGAAAAATTAGGGCGGCACGCTCGCCTCATGGAGCTATCGCCGCGCTATAGCGACGTAATCATCAAGCGATGGCAGACATGGACCGGCCAGAAGGCTATATTGGAAAGCTCTGGACGCACGTTTGAAGAAGTATCCAAAAAATGAACCTCACCCCAAAACAGGAAACCTTCTGCCTTGAGTACCTGAAGACAGGTAATGCTTCGGAGGCTTATCGTATCGCTTATGATGCAAAAGACATGAAGCCTGCAACAATAAATCGACGCGCCAAGGACCTTATTGATAACGGCAAGATCAAGGCACGCCTTGGCGAGCTTAGGAAGCCAGCCGTAAAAAGAGCCCAGATGACGCTTGACGATCATCTTGAGGACCTTCGTATACTTAGGAACCGGGCAACCAAGGAAGGTAAATTGGATGCGGCCATACGTGCAGAGATTGCTCGCGGCAAGCATTCCGGCGTTGCGGCTCCCGAGAAGATTGCACCTGTAAACCCTGACGGCACCCCGTATCAGCCAGCGGCACCAATAAGCACGGAAGCCGCCAAGGCGGTATCAGACGCGCTTGATAAAACCTACTGACCAACAGATTACCGACATACTGAGAGATAAACTTGAAAGCGATTTCAGGTTTTTCGTTAAGTACTTCTTCTTTCATACCAAAAAACAAAAGTTTGATTTTGGCGAACACCATGACGTAGTGATTGACGCGCTTATGGACGTATATTATGGGCGCAACCAAAACCTGATTATTAACATCCCGCCTCGGTATTCAAAGACCCTCCTCTGCGTGATCATGTTTGCCG